ACATCTTCCATTAAAGTATATTGCTTAAATAATTTACGACCAGGCTCTAAATAACTTCTACCATATGGTAAATAATTTGTATCAGTTAATAATCTAAAATGAGCTACTTCATAGTTATCAAGTATAATTTGATTTTTATTATCTTCTGACCCAGCACCCATTACATTATAATATCCTGTTTGACCCTGAGATATTCCTTGTGGAAAATATTTAAATCTTACTTCAGAGGGGTTATCTCTATTCCATCCTTCTTGTCTTTCAATATGAAAAGCAGAATATGGTATAACATTATATACTCCAAATTTTTCAGATATTTCAAGTTTTAAAAAAAAGTCACCATATTTACACATATTACGTATCCATGGCCACATATTAAACTCTACATTTAAAATATCATAAAATAAGTTATATAATATTTGTTGGATATCATCATCTGAAGATTGTATTTGTAATACCTCTCCCATATCATTTTTTAATGTAGATTCATCAGCTACTATATCAAGAGCTGAAGCAACTATAGCATCGGTATCCATTACATCATATTCTGAATATAATTGAGGTCTTAATAATTGATAATTAAAATTACTTTGATATCCGTATAGTGAAGTAGGTCCTGATGTATAAATTCTATTAAATCTATCTACAAGAGCATTAGTATCATATTTACCATAAGATTGTATATGATCACTATCAACTACTTTTAACTCTTTTCCACCAGCATTTTTTATTATTACATCTGTTGAGAATAATCTTCTAAGAGTTGCAAAAATACCTGTTTGGGGGCCCATTTGTCCTTGATCTCTACCATCTTCGTATGAAGGCATTGGATTATTTATTTCAGCCATATTATTTTTTTATAAAAGCCAGTTAATATCGTGACCTTTTTCTTTATCTAAATCTACTTTATATGGATTTTCACCCCATTGTTTATTAGTATAAATATTGTTATTTTTAGTATTAACTATTCCATCCATCATATTTTTAGACATATCAGTTGATTGCGACTTATATGCTAATGAAATATCCCTCATAAACATTGCGATAGCAAAAGACATAACTAAATCATCGTTATATCCTTCTTGAGAAGCAGCTTTACCATTTCTCCATACAAACGTTTTCATTTCTTCTAAAAGTCTTTTAGATTTAATAGTAACACTTCTATCATTAACAAACTCTAAAAATTTAGATATAGCTAATGGTCGAGTTTTTAAATTCATTGAAAACCCGGGGGTTAATTTACTATGATCAGACCATTCAGAGAAGAACGATTCTACTGTTACACTACCTCCTTTAGGAGAATGATATAAATTTCTATATCCTCTTTGTTGTATAGCTTGAATAACTGCCCAACCAATAGTTGAATTCTCTACTACTAATAATGCGTTATTATATTCAGTTGCTATTGAAACTAATAAATTTCCAAAATCTAATGTTGGTAACTTACCCTTATATTCTGCGACTTGTGTATTTGAGGTTATATCAATAATATGAAATGCTGAGTAATCTTGACCGTCACCTCTTGCTACATCTGCTGCTACTATATAATTTTTGGAATAATTAACTGATTCCCATACCCATAATGATTTATCTATACCTCTTTTTTCGTTTGGATTTATGGTAGTTTCTTCCATAATATGAGTTAGCTGTCCAGCAGGAAAAACTGTATCCCCAGAAGTATTAAAGTCACAATCGCATTCTTGAGCAGCTTTTTTAGGATCTCCTAAAAGTAAATCTTGTCTATCTCTCCATTCTTTATCTCTTTCCGGATGGACATCCCATGGTAACTTTATAGGTAGAAAATTATTTGTGCCTTCTTCAGCACTTATCCACATTTTATGAAACCAATTACCAACTCCATAGGGAGTAGATAAAACTAATGCTCCTCCACCAGTTGCTAATGTTTGTTGAGCTGCTGCCCATGTCTCACCTATATTATCAATAAAAGCAGCTTCATCTACTATAAGTAGTGATACTGCCTCAGAACGAGCTGCATCTGGAGATGATGATTTAGCTTGTATTCTTGAACCGTTTTTTAATCTTAAAGATAGTTTATTATTTTCTACATTATCAACTTTTAACCATGAAGGTAAATTATTATACATAAATTGTACCTTAGTTACTAAATTTCGAGCAGTTGCTTGAGTTGTAGCTAATGCTAATACATTTTTGTTTTCGTAGAACGACATTAACCATAGCGCATACCCTGCTCCTAATGTTGAAATACCTAACTGTCTCGATTTAAGAATAATAGAATATGGATTATCTTTCCATAATTTCATTACTCTTTCTTGAAAAGGATATAAATGAAAATTAATTTTACCTCTTTGTGGATGTTGAATATAGCAATATTTTTTCATAAAATGTACAGGATCAGTTGCACACTTTATATACTCTTGCTTTATTATTTGTTTAATATCCGACACTATTTCTTTGTAAGTTTTTGATAATAGCTTACACCAATATATGGGTCAATATTAGTATATCCAACTCCATCGTAAAAGAATTGTACACCTCCATTTAGTCCTAAAATATATCTTTTTTTAGTTCTTAATAGCACTCCTAAATTAGCATTAGCTAAGTTAAATGGTTTAAGAGCAAATCCTGTATTAAAACCTAAATATAATTCTCTTGCATTAATATAATGCTTTTCTGTAATTGTATTTGTAATAGTTGGATATAAAATATTATACTTAGAAGAACGACCTGCTATTTGATTTTGAGTAATAGTATCGTAAACAATAAAAGTAATACTATCTGTATGAATCACGGTATCTACATAGTAATACTTTGCAAAATAATCTTCTAAGATAGCTGATGTATCAGTTGGTTCTATTTTATATTCAATCTGTGTAATAGTATCATGAATATATTTTATAGTTTCTCTCTCATAATATTGTGGTACATAGCTAACTGTTTCATTAGTAACTGTATCATAAGTCACTACTGATGTAGTATCTCTAATAATTACAGGTTCGGTAGGACCTCCATTCCCATCTCCACAACCTTTCATAAGTAAAACAATAATTAATACTACTATTAAAACAGTATTGATTACTCTAAATTTTTCGTATCTATTTGGTTGTTGTTGCATTATTTATAAATATCTTTATTTATTTATGTTCCTTTATCTTTAAGATTAAGTCACCGTTACCTTTTATTACACGATGTATACATTCTCTTAAGATAGTAAATTTTTGATTGTTTTCCAACTTAAAAGGTACTTTATTATCAAATTGAAACTGCCAATTATCAGATTCTATTACTTCTATATCTCTAGTATATTGATCTTTATGCCATATTAAGGACATTTTATCAACATCCGCTGATATAGTACGGATAAAGTAATCTTGATAGGAATTATCAGTAAAAATTACTTCTTTTTCTTGTTTTTTCGGTATTTCTGGATTTTTTTCCATTGAGCAGCATCAACTTTTCTTGCTTTTCCTCCTGTTAAAACAGAGTTTACTCTTGCCAATCCCCATTGATGCATTCCTGCACCTGGTCTATGACCTGTTTTCCATGCTGCTATACCTTTATTGTATATAGCTCTTAGTGCAGAAAGAGGAGCATTAGCTTTTTTTGCTTTATTTTTTAAAGCTTTCGTAACTTTATCTTGTTCATTTAATGTTTGTTTTACTTCACCAAACATTTTTTCGAACTTTTTAGTATATTTTGATGGTTTAGTCTTTGCTCTAGCATCTCCAGGAGCTTTTTTATAAGCACTAGGGTCTTTATCAGACATTTTAGCCTGTTTTTTAAACTGAGCATCTCTTTTAGCTTTAGTAGATTTACTTAACCCTTTATGATATTTAGCTGGTTGAGTTCCTTTTCTACCTTTAATATCTTTATCTTGTTTAACTTCAGTCCTTTCTTCTAATTCAGGATGAAATTTCATATAAACTTCTATAGCATCAGGTTTTATCGATTTTCCATCGACTTCAACTTCTACAGGATATATATCAACATTAGGTCCATACCAATAGTACATTTTATATCCACCTTCTTCAGTTAATTCAACTATAATTCCTCTTTGATAGTCCTGATCTTCAGCTTGTAAAACTATTTTTTGACCACGCGGCAATACCATTGAAGCACTATCCACTACATTGTTATCTTTATTATTAATATTATTTTCTAAATATTCTTCTACTAATTTTTTTATTCTATCCATTACCAAAAAGTATTCATGTTTTTTCCTAATCCTAACTGATGTGCATATCTGGGCAAATTACAAGACCAATAACCAGGTTTGGTTTTATCTTTTTTATCTTTACAATTATGTCTATCAGCAAATGCCTTTCTTCTTGCAGTATCTTTGAGTTTAACTTTTAATCCAGTAGTTCCTCCAAATTCTACTTTTTTTATTCTTCCTGTAGGAGTTTTTACATAAACATAAAACTTTTTTCTTCCTCCTCTTTTTGGTTTATTAAGGTCAACTTGTTTCCCTTGATACTCAGCTTCTTTTATTTCAAATGGAGTATCTAAGATAACTTTTCTTCCTTCAAAAAATGCTAGTTCACCAACATTTTCATTTAGATACCACTTATCATTATCATTCACTTCAATTAGTCCTTTATTATATAATTTACGAGCTTCTTGAAATAATTTACAATATTCTTCTGATCCTATACGATAGATGTTTTCTGATAAGGGGATGTTATATTCTAAATGATACTTTAAACCTTCAGATAAAAGTCCTTTTTTCTCCTCTTTTATAATAGGAGCTTTATTATCATCACAAGTATTACATCCACATTTACACATATTATTTTAATTTTTTAACTGCTAAACCAACTCTATCTGAATCATGACCAGGGCTATTTTTAGAGGCA